GACAAAGTATACGATGAGGTTGCAGGTCTTGCTCCTATTCCAGCTAAGTACCGAGACTCAGTAACTAAGTCTAGTTTTACAGATCAATGTTTGGCTGGTGCTGGGGATAGCGATAGCCCTGCAATCAAGTCTCTGTTTGGGTTGGCTAAGTACATTCATGAGAAGCGTATTACTGAATCAAACAAGCTAGAACTTAAGGCTGTGCAGTCAGGCGCACATGAAGAGTTTGATGACGACATCCCATTCTAAGGATTGTTACAATGAAACTTCTGATTGATGGCGACCCTATTGTTTATCGGATAGGGTTCGCTTGCCAAAGTACGAACAAGGAAACGGGGTTGGTTACGGCTGACCCCGATTCGTTTACGCTACATAGTTGTAAGTTGTTTGTAAATGGAATCATCAGGGATACGCAATGTGAATCCTATAAGATATTCCTAACTGGTAAAAACAACTTTAGACATAAGATTAGGAGTGACTACAAAGAAAACAGATCAGGCTCAAAGAAACCCTATCATTACGAAAACATTAGGGGCTATCTGATTGAGTACTATGACGCACAGGTTGTAGACGGAATGGAAGCTGACGATGCAATGGCGTTACTCCAGACTGACGATACCGCAATAGCCACCATTGATAAAGACTTGTTGATGGTTCCCGGCCTTCACTATAACTACATTAAGAAAGAGTGGAAAGAAGTAACAGAGGAATCTGGTACTAAGTTCTTTTACGCTCAGATGTTAACTGGTGATAAGGTTGATAACATTATTGGAATCAATGGTATTGGCCCTAAGAAAGCTGAGAAACTATTGTCTGATAACGACAGGGAAACTTGGGACAATCTGGTTATTGATCTGTACATTGAAGAGTTTGGTGAAGACGGGTTCCAAAGAGCAGTTGAGAACAGCCACCTGCTATGGATGTTACAACGCGGTAGAACAATACCAATGGATTTTCATAATGCCAACCAGAAAGAAAGCAGTAAGCAGAAAGAAAGCAGTAAACAGCAAGTACAGGAGTAGTTTAGAGGCTAAGTTTGCAGCGAATAACAGTGGCAAGGGTTATCAGTACGAACCATTCTCAGTGCCATACGTTATGAAACGAAACTATAAGCCTGATTTTGTACTGGATGATGTCCTGATCGAATGTAAAGGTTTCTTTCGTCCTGGTGACACCTTAAAGTACAAATCAATACGGGATAGCTTGCCAGATTATGAGTTAGTTTTTGTACTCTCTGATCCAAATAAGAAAGTACGCAAAGGAAGTAAACTAACAATGGGCCAGTGGTGTGAGAAGGAAGGAATAAAACACTTCACTGTTTACGAAGACAAGAAGTTAGATAACTACATACAAAGTAGGAGGAAGCATGAAGATAGCAGTGATACCTGACTGTCAGGTCAAGGATGGTGTACCAATAAACCATCTTGAATGGGCTGCAAAGTATATCGTAGACAAGAAACCAGATGTGATTGTAAACCTTGGTGACTTCTGGGATATGCCTTCACTTAGTAGTTACGATAAAGGAAAGAAGGACTTTGAAGGTCGTAGGTACAGTAAGGATGTAGAGTCAGGGAACAGAGCAATGAACTTGTTTCTTGCACCAATCAAGAAAGAAATCCAAAGGCTAAAACGAAACAAGAAAAAGGGTTGGAATCCAAGTCTTGTGTTTCTGCTTGGTAATCACGAACAACGGATAGAGCGTGCTGTAGATGCCGATGCCATCTTAGAAGATGTGATTGGTTACCACGATCTTAACCTGTCTGATTGGGAAGTGTTTGATTACCTTGAGCCTGTAATGATCAATGGCGTAGGGTTCTCTCATTTCTTTACGTCTGGTGTTATGGGTAGGCCGGTATCCAGTGCCAGGGCTATGATTACCAAGAAACACATGAGCTGTGTTATGGGCCATGTGCAGGACAGAGACATAGCATTTAGCAGAAGGGGTGATGGTACTGCTATTACTGGTATCTTTGCTGGGATCTTCTATCAGCACAGTGAGGGGTATCTAGGACACCAAGGAAACAATAATTGGTCTGGTATCTGGATGCTTCATGAGGTTGATAACGGAAGTTTTGATGAGATGCCTGTTTCGTTAAGGTTCCTTAAAGACAAGTATTCAGATAACAAAAGGAAAACAAAATGCAAATAGTATTTATGGCTGAATATGGACTGACACCAACCTTTAAGCCACTATCTTTTAGCAAAGAATTTGGAAGAATTTTGTTATTTGGTCTACCATTGTTTGGCTTCTGGTTGCCTTACATTGGGTTTACCACTTTATTTATTGACGAATCAGAAATAGAGGGGGAAGTAGAAGTAGAATGTTTCTTAGTACAGTTTGTACTATTTGGTTTTTTTATTGTTTATAACTTATTGGAGAAAGAATAATGGAAATGGGTTTATATGAATCCTACATTCACAAGTCAAGGTACGCAAGGTATATACCAGAACTACAACGAAGAGAAACATGGGAAGAAACAGTAGCACGTTATATTTACTTCTTTGATAAGCGTACTGACCACAAGTACCAGAAAGACTTTCAAGAGCTAAGAGAAGCTATCTTGGATTTAGAAGTCATGCCAAGCATGAGGGCATTGATGACAGCAGGAGAAGCCCTTGATCGTGATAACGTAGCTGGGTTTAACTGTTCCTACTTAACCATTGACCACCCTAAAGCCTTTGATGAGATGATGTATATCTTGATGTGTGGTACAGGTGTTGGTTTCAGTGTTGAACGCCAGTACATACAGAAGCTACCTGATGTTGCTGAGAAGTTTCATGATACTGATACTACAATCGTAGTGGCAGACAGCAAGATTGGATGGGCTAAGGCTTATCGTGAACTGATCTCATTGTTGTACAGTGGTCAAGTCCCATCTTGGGATATCTCAAAGATACGCCCAGCAGGAGCAACACTTAAGACTTTTGGTGGTAGGGCAAGTGGCCCTGAGCCATTGGTTGATCTGTTTAACTTTACTGTCTCTGTATTTAAGAAGGCAGCAGGACATAAACTAACCAGTATTGAGTGTCATGATATCTGTTGTAAGATTGCACAGATCGTAGTAGTTGGTGGTGTACGTAGGTCTGCTCTGATCTCACTCTCTAACCTTTCAGACGATAGAATCCGTAGAGCAAAGCATGGTCAGTGGTGGGTTGAAGAACCCCAACGTGGTCTTGCAAATAACTCTGCTTGTTACACTGAAAAGCCTGACTTTGATGCCTTCCTAAATGAGTGGGCTTCTTTGTATGAATCTAAGTCTGGTGAGCGTGGTATCTTTAGCAGGGTAGCCAGTAAGAAACAAGCAGCTAAGAATGGGCGTAGGGACACAGACCACGAGTTCGGTACTAATCCCTGCTCTGAGATAATCCTTAGACCTAATCAGTTCTGTAATCTCAGTGAGGTTGTGGTACGCTCAGATGATACGTTAACAGACCTTAAGCGTAAGGTAAAGCAAGCTACTATCCTTGGTACGTTGCAATCCACGTTAACTGATTTCAAGTATCTGCGTAAGGTGTGGACTACTAATACTGAGGATGAAAGGTTACTAGGAGTCTCATTAACAGGCATTATGGATCATCTAGTGCTTAGTGATTCTGATGATGGTCGAGCTTTTGACGTTTTAGTTGGAGGTATACCTCTTGAGGACGTGTTAAAAGAACTCAAAGAGGTGGCAATTGAGACTAACAAAGAATGGGCTAAGAAGTTAGGCATTTCCGTTAGTGCTGCTATCACCTGTGTTAAGCCTTCTGGCACTGTATCTCAGTTAGTTGACTCAGCATCTGGGATCCATGCTAGGTACTCCCAGTACTATATCCGTAGGGTACGTGCTGATATGCGTGATCCTTTGTGTCAAGTCTTAAGTAATGCTGGTGTGCCTTGGGAAGTAGACGTTACAAGCCCAACTACAGCAGTGTTTAGCTTTCCACAAAAGGCACCAGAAGGTTCTGTAATGTCTTCAGATCAAACTGGTATGGAACAGCTTAAACTGTGGTCTATTTACCAAGAGCATTGGTGTGAACACAAGCCATCCATTACTGTGTACTATAAGGACGATGAGTTCCTTGAGATTGGTAACTGGTTGTACAACAACTTTGATGAAGTAAGTGGTGTATCTTTCTTACCCTACTCAGACCATAGCTATGAGCAAGCCCCATATGAAAAGATTACGAAGGAAAAATATGAAGAGTTGTCACAGAAGATGCCAAC